GGGGTTCCGAAGTTGCTCAACTCGTTTATACGTTAAAGTTTGAGTTTTTGACATCATGAACACGAAACCGACCAGAAAACGACACACACAGAAACGCTGGACTCTACTGGAGGCAGCGTCGGAGACAGGACGCAGCCGCGAAACGATAAAGCGCGGCCTGAGCAAAGCTGGCGAAAAGGTGGACAAGGACGGCACCTTCTCCACACGCCAGCTACTAGCTGCTCTGATTGATGACCTGAAGGAAGCTAAAGCCAGGCGCGAACGTGCGGAGGCTGAGATGGCAGAACTGGAGCTGCAGCAGAAACGCCGCGAGCTAATACCGGCATCCGAGGTCAGCGCCGTGGTCAATGGCACACTCAGCACGCTAACAGAGGCAGTCCGCGCTATGCCGTCAGCTCTTGCGCGGCGCTGCAACCCTACGGACCCGGAGCACGCGCGGAAAGCGATTGCTGCATACGTGGATGGCAAGATACTAGCCAGAGGACGTGAACACGTAATCAAGGAGACTGAGAATGAATAAGGAACAGTTACTAGACCTACGCCAAGTCATGCTGGCGGCACTCGCTCCACTGCCATCCGGCAGAGTCAGCGACTGGTGCGCGGCTAACATAACACTGCCGCCGCCACAGACACAGGAGCCTGGACCGATGCTGTTTGACGGTCGGGAATACCTGCTGGACGTGTTGCAGGATTTCGCTGACCCGGTGGTGACTGACTCCGTTGCCTGCTTCGGTTCGCAGTCGGGCAAAACCACAGCACTGATGGGCGGCGTGGCGTGGACCATAATCAACGACCCGACTGGAGTGCTGTGGGTGATGCCGTCTCTGTCGCTGGCTCAGAGCTTCAGCGAGACGCGGTGGCAACCGATGATTATGGCGTCTGAAGTGCTGGAACGGCTGGTGCCTCGTGGCTTGCGGCGGCACGACTTCAAGAAAACTCAGCAGCAGATTGGCAGCGCCATAGTCAACTTCATCGGCTCAAACTCGCCCGGCAACCTAGCCAGCCGCCCTGCCCGTCTCGTGATTCTGGACGAGGTGGACAAGTTTGACGACGGCGGCAGAGGCGAAGCAGATGCAGTAAACCTTGCCGAGCAGCGCACCAAGTCATTCAGCAACCCGAAGCGCATCAAAACCAGCACGCCGACTATGGACACAGGGCTGATATGGCAGGAGTTCCTGAAGGGCGACCAGCAGCGGTATAACGTGCCGTGTCCGCACTGCGGCAAGCTGGTGGTGCTGGCGTGGTCTAAGCAGTTCTCAACCTTCAGGCTGACCGGAAACGAGGCATTCGTTGCGTGGGACCAAGCCGCAAAGACCAAAGCTGGATGGAATCTAGAGCAGGTTGAACGGTCGGCGCACTGTGTCTGCCCGTTCTGCGCCGGTGAGATTGAGGACGGACACAAAACGCGCATGGTCAGAGACGGAAAGTGGGTTGCAACCAATGCAACGGCTTCGGTCAGCTTCAAAAGCCGACACCTGCCCAGCCTCTACGCCAGCTCACCAGAGACATCCTTTGGGCGGCTGGCGGTCAAGTTCCTGCAAGCGAAACAGTCGCTGCTAGGGCTTCAGGGCTTCATCAACGGCGACTTGGCAGAGCCATACGTGTCACAGGACACAGCCGGTCAGCGCACAGAGATTGTGCGTGCGCGTGTGACTGAAGGAGATTGGCACAAAATCATGACTGTGGATTGCCAGGCCAAAGGCCCAGATTACTTCTGGTTCGTCGTGCGGCAGTGGCAGAACGGCAACAGCCAAGCCATCGACGCCGGTTCACTGTCAACGTGGGACGAAGTCAGAGCCAAGCAGATGGAGCATGGCGTGGACGATGCCGGAGTTGTCGTTGATTCCGGCTTCGGAGCCAGGTCTGATGCTGAGGTTTACCGCACTTGCGCAGAGATGTCTGTGCAGGTGGATGGCACCGCCCTGCTCTTGGGTTGGATGCCGTCTAAGGGTATGCCTGGCAGGAAGCGTTGGAGGGGTCAGGACGGCGCACTGATGCCGTATGCTGTGCGGAACATCGACCCTTACCTAGGCACCAGTAAGGCGGGACAGCTGCTTATGCCACTGTTTGAGTTCAGCGGCGACTCGTTCAAGGACGTGCTCGACGCGCTCAGGCGCGGTCAAGGCGGCTACGAATGGGCAGTATCTGAAGCAGTTGCAACCGATGACTACTGGCGGCATATGGATGCAGAAACAAAGACTGCTGTATTCAACAAGCTGACCGGCAAGACGTACCACCAGTGGCAACTCAGGAGCAAACACTGGCCGAACCACATGTTTGACTGCGAGGTTATGCAGGTTGCGGCGGCGAATTATCTGAATCTGTTTACATACGAGGAGGTGAAACGATGAACTACGATAAACTACCGTATCTGATGACGCGGCAGGAGGTTGCGGGTTTGATTGGAGTCAGCGAGTGGACTATTAAACGAAAGGAGCACGAGCTAGGCATTACACAAGCCAGAATCAAGTGGCTGTCTCAGCGCGTCAGATACCGCAGGGATTTCGTAATCAACCAGTTCCAGAAGCTGGGATACTTGCCGACACATCACGCGCACGACAAGTATGGGTGCCCAAACTGCCACGGTGAAGGGCTGGCGTTTGAGCGTTGCGACTGTTGCGGTGCGGCACCTGAAAAAAAGTGAAAATAACTGTTGCAACGAATGCAACCCGTGTTACATTTCAACCATGACAGCGAACATGAAAGACCTACTGGCAAAACTGAACGAAAACCCCTGCGCCGACAGCGACCCCGCTGAAGATTGGGCTTGGACGTCTGACGTGCTCAAGAGCGAGAGCGACAAGGCTACCTTTGGACACCTAATGGCGGCTGGGCTGGTCAAGAGCGATGGCGAGGCTTACATGATTACAGCCGAGGGCGTTGCGGCACTGTAAAAGCCACAGCCCACAAATCACCCGCCCTAACACGGCGGGTTTTTTGTTGCTCGCATTTGCTCGCATTTGCTCAACTCGCACCTCTACCACATCCGCCACGCACCTGCTAAACTGTGGTCAGTGGTTGTTTCTACTGACAAACTGAGACGGAATCTGAAGGGTGCAGCTATCCAAGCCAGCGCAGAGCAGTCTGCGTTGCGGGACGTGCTAGAGGACCACCTTTACTCCAGATTCCAAGCCAGCCAGAGCGGCTACAAGCTGGGCGGCACCAGCGCCAATGGCGCATCCACGCAGATTACGACCGACAACTCCGACCTAATGTTTGAGGTCTGGAGTCAGCTGCTGGACCTGTATGACACGTGCGCCACATCGCTTTCAACGTCTGACCAGGCTGAGATTTTGGCCGAAATGCTCTACCGCCTGGATTCAAAACCAGTCACCAGCTACAGAAACGACTTTACTGCAATCAGCCTGTGACACTAGCAGAACGACTAAAAACAGCATACCGCGCCCTGTTTGAAGGTGCCAGGTTCAGCACCACGCGCAGCATCGTGATTGAGTCTGGCCCGCGTGATGCGCGGTTTGACGCCGACAACAGCACGAGGCTAGAGCTGGTGCGGAAGGCGCGCTACTTCGAGAAAAACAACGCCATCGTAAACCGGATGGCAGACATCTTTGAGACCTACGTGGTGGGTGCAGGACTCCAGATTCAGCACGTCAGCCAAGACGAGGACTGGAACGCAGCCGCTAAGGTTTGGTGGAACGGATGGGAACGCTTTCCTGATATTCGCAGCCTGCAAGATTTCGGCACACTCCAGAGCCTGATTGCTCGCACATGGTTCGTGGATGGCGAATGCTTCATTCGGAAGGTGCGCGGCCAGAGTGGCAGACCTCGCCTGCTGGTCATGGAAGGACACGCCATCGAGACGCCACCAGATGAGCGCGAGAACCCGCAAGTCATCGACGGCATCCGGGTTGATTCAAACGGCAGACCCATCAGCTACTACGTCAAACACCGCAAAGGCAGGAACGAGTTTGCCTATGAGCTGGTGCCTGCGGAGCAAATCATTCACGTTTTCGAGCCGAGCAGGCCTGGTCAATACCGTGGACTGCCTTTCATCTATCCGGTCATCAATACACTGCATGACCTGACCGACCTGCAATCGCTTGAGATGCAGGCGGCAAAGGATGCAGCGAGCCGCACAAATGTCATCAAAGTGCAGGGTGGTAGCCTGGACCTGACCCAGCTGCGGCAGTCTAGGTTCACGGCATCGCAGTCGATGAACACGGGCGCTACGGCTACGGAGTCAAGGGCTGAGTATTACAGGGACGTTACTGGTTCTGCTCCCATCGTGTTGCAGCCCGGCGACGATTTCCAGCAGTTCAAGAGCGACCGCCCTAGCGTGGTGACTCGCGAGTATTGGCGCTACCTTTCCGAGCTGGCTTGCACCGGATGCGGCTTTCCGCTGGTGCTGGTGTTTCCTGATTCCATGCAGGGAACGGTTTACCGTGGCAGTCTGGACATGGCGGCTGTGTTCTTCCGGTCGCGCTTTCAAGTCATGGCTTCGGCTCTGAGGGAGGTTCACGCATACGTCATGGGCTGGGCTGCGAACGGAGGCGAATCCGCACTCAGCGCAAAACCTGAAGACTGGGCGAACATCGAAATTCACCCGCCTCGCGCCGTCAATGTGGACGTGGGCCGCAACAGCGCAGCGACGATTGCTGAACTGGAAGCGAACCTGACCACGCAGGCTGCGGAATGTGGCAAGCAAGGTTTGGACTGGATGGCGGTTTTGAGGCAGCGGGCATCTGAGCATGAGTATGCGAAACAGCTAGGACTTGAAAAGGAGGCAATCAATGAACCAATGGTTCAGGATAACGAATAAAGCAGACGACGATTCACCGGCTGAAATCCGCATTTACGGCGAAATAGGCGGAAGCTGGGACGGCTCTGGAGTAGAAGTGGAGTCATTCGCCAACGAGCTGGCGCAGATTCCGAAGGGTAAGGAAATCGTGATGCGCATTCACAGCCCCGGCGGCTCTGTTTTTGACGGGCTGGCCATCTACAACATGCTGGCCGAGCGCAAAGCCAACCTGACGGCTCGCGTGGATGGGATTGCTGCATCTGCTGCAAGTTGGATTGCTCTTGCTGCAAACAAGGTCCAGATGCCGAAGCACAGCCGGATGATGATTCACGACGCACAGGGACTGGTTGTGGGCGATTCCGAAACCATGCGCGAGATGGCAGAGCTGCTCGACCGCGAATCTGACAAAATCGCAGCCATCTATGCCGAGAAAACCGGCAAGCCAGCCAAAGCGATGCGCGACCTGATGCGCGAGACGACGTGGATGGATGGAGACGAAGCCGTGAAAGCTGGCTTTGCTGATGAAGTCATCGACGTTGCAACCGTTGCGAACACTTTTAATCTTTCCCGCTTCACAAAGGTGCCTGCGGGATTAGGAGGCGCAGAAGCCTCCACCGACAACAAACCAAAGGAAAAAACAATGGAAGTTAAGAACCAAGCCCCGGTGGAGGCAACGAAACCCGCCCCGGAAAACATCATCACCGCCGACCAAATCAAGGCTCTGGAGAACAAGCTGCAAGCCGAGCGCACTGCTCGTATCACTGCGCAGCTGACGCCTCTGTGTGCCGAGCGCGGCATCGACCCGAAACCGTTTGTGGACCAAGCGTCCAGCGGAGAACAGGGCGAAACCTTGGCGCTCAACATGATTAAGGCGATTCCTCTTAAAGGAGGCGAAGCCAGTCAGGTTGTGGAGAACAAGGGCAACCCGCTCATTGAGAAGTATAACTCGATGGAGCCTGGTGCCGACCGCAACAAGTTCCGCATGCAGAACCACGACACGTTGCAGAACGTGCTGACGACCTTCAACCCGAAGAACGCCAACACGATTGCTGCTGGTCTCGTGAATGACTACATGGCGGACGGTCTGATTGTTGTGGCTCACAACAAGCTGGCGCCGCTGAATGTGTTCACGCGTGACTTTGGTGTGGACCCGATGAAACCTCGCGCCAGCGTTGACGTGCGCAAGGCTACTGTCGGCTCGACCAGCCAGAGCAACGCCACGAACTTCGAGAGTGGCGACAGCACGCTTGCCGTCTCGACCGTGACTGTGAACCAGCTGTCGAACTCGTTCCACTTGCTGAACTCCGAGCTGAACCAAGGCAGTCGCCTGGCTCACCTCGCGCAGATTAATGCGAACAACCTCGCTGACAAAATCAGCGACGCCATCACCGCTGTTATGGTTACTGGAACCTACGGCACCGCTATCACTGTTGGCGCGGCTGCTAACTTCGACAGCGCTGACCTGCCTCCAATTCTGGCTGCTGCTAAGAACTATGGGCGAAAGGTTCTGCTGTTGGACGGCGGACACCTTGCATATCTGCTTCCAACTGACCGAGACAGCTTCCGGTTGGGCGAACAAGGTGCTTACGGCTTTGACGTCATCGCTGAGCAGAACCGATGGACGGACGCCACCGCCAATACGTGCGGCTTCGTCTGCGGACCTGACGCCATCGTCCTTGCCTCCGGTCGCAGCATCGAACTTCCTTCCGGTCAGTTTGAGAGCATCGGCTCTGTGACGTTGCCGCAGGGGATTACGGTGCAGACGGCCACTTGGTACAACACCGCCGGTCGCGTCTGGTGGGCTGCGTATGACGTGATGTTTGGTGCCGTCGCTGGCGACACCACGCAGGCTGAAGTCCTCATCACTGCCTAAACCTGAACAATAGGCGGGCGGTGGTGAAATAGCTGCCGCCCGCCTTTCCCTTACAACTACTATGAGACGAGGATTTATCGACGAAATCACGGGACCGAATTCACGCAAGGCGCTGGCTATGGGACCGTATGCGGACATGCTGCTGGAGTTCCGCAAGGGTGAAAAAGCTGGCCAGAGTCTCGCGCTGTTCACGACTGACCGAGGTGCCAAGTTCACTAAAAGCGCCGTCTTAATGCTCAAAGGCGAACTTAAGACGCAAAAAGCTGAGGCGAAAGCTAAGAAATAGTGAGCATCGCGTCCGACATACTCGCACTCGGAACCACCGCGCTCCTCGGGTTTAACGGGGAGCAGGTGGTGTTCCGTGGCGGTACTGTCACCGCCATCGTGGACCGCACCGTGCCACCTGAAATCGTGCAGCGTGCGGAGCTGGACCTGATTCAGAGTGAAGCAAGCGAGGTCTGGGTTCAGAAGCGGGACGTTTATGGTGCGCCGAGAGTTGGAGAGTATTTCACAGACTCAATCGGACTCATTCACACGATACGCGCAGTTCGGCGCGATGCCGTGTTCTGGAAGATGATTTGCGAAGTTAACGAGAAACAGTAAATGGTCAGCATACACACCAACGTAAACCAGCTCAATGCCGCAATCCGGCGGTATAAGGCGGCGTCTGGCAAGTCGCTGGACCAGGTGCTGGCAAAGCAGGGCGCGAAGCTGGGTATTGAGCTGCATAAGAACTTCAAGGCAATTATGCCGAAGTCTGGGAGCATCAGGGAGAGCAACATGAACAGGCTCAAGAGCGGTGGCGGACTCAAGGTGCGGCAGGGTGTGATGGAGAAAATGCAGATTGCAACAGACGTTGCATCGCGCAAAACAGTTTTCAAGGTCGGCAAGAAACACGGCAGAACCAAGACCGTCAAGGGCAAGAAACTGAACTGGTGGCAGGAAGCCGTTCGGCGCGAACTTGGTGCGCGTGAAAAGGCGCGAGGATTTACGGCTTTGGGTGCCAAGTATCCGCGAAAAGAAATCAGCTACGGTCGCGTTGCAAAAAACAAATACGGTGCGCTGCTGTCTGAGGTTTTCACCGTCTTCGGAAGGTCTCCACGTTACATCCGCTTCAGCTGGGCTGGTGGCGCTAAGATGGCTGAGATGGCCAAGAACAGCATCAACAGCAAGCTGGCAATGCGCGGTGTTGTTGCCGCACTCAAGACTGTGACGAAAGACATTATGGAGTACGTCATCGACCGCGAACGAAAGGCTGCTGCAAAATCTGGACTTAGACTGAGTTAAGCCATGCTCGACTACAACCACATCCAAGCCAAAGCATACGACTTAATCAGCGCAGTTGATTACATCGACGGTGTTTCTGTGCTGCTGGATGATGGAGAGCAGAACGACGCAGCAGGCAACGCCAGGCGCAGCACCGGCGCAGTCATCGTTATACGCCAGCCTGACAATCTTTCAGCTCAGGCGACCGGCAACGGAATTTCACTCGGAACAGCTTCGGTCGTAGTGCTGTGCAGCTTCAATGACGAAGTGAACCGCTACACGGACGCAGGTCTGAACCTCGACCCGGAACGGGTTGTGCGCGAAGTCAAAACCGCAATGGAGTCATACGACTCGACCGCCGCTTGCAGCTTTTTCCAGCTAGCTGGAGAGCAACTGTTGCAGACTGACGGGCTGTACGAAAGGCAGCTAACATTTCAGACATGGATAACCGGATGATAGACGGAGCAAAAGTCGCAAGCGCGTGGAGTCTGGTTGGATTCACCTACATTCCGACTATCGAAGAGGCGTATCAAATCGCGCAGTTTGTGGCGCTCGTGCTGGCAATCGTGATGACGGCACAGACAATTTATGTGCGGCTTAAGCGCATCAAGAGAGAGGACGCGCTGGCTGACATGGTGAATAGAGCACACTCGAAATGTGACAAGGCACATGCTGGGCAGTGCCCGCTGAAGCATGAACTGGAGAAGCTGGAGAAATTGAAATGAGATTACTACTGACCTTGATTTTGTCTGTCGTTGCAACTGTTGCAAACGCTGCAACTGTTACCGGCACAATTCAGGACGCGAATGGCGACGCGACAACTGTGCGCGTTGAGTTTTGGCCGCTTACCACGCCACTGCAAACTGGTGACGCGCTCATTACAACCGGCAGACCTGTGCGCACGACTGCAACTGACGGCGTGCTGTCTGTGTCGCTGGTCGAAGGCTTGTATCAGGTCAGAATCGGCGGCTACGACAAAATCAAAATCAGTGTGCCATCAGGCAGTGGCAGCCATGAAATAGGGACGCTGACCAGCGATGGTATCACATACATTCCACCTGGCGGCGGCTCCGACCTGACCGGCACAAACGACCTGGCCGGAACCGGGCAGCTGCTGAATGCGGACTACATCAGCAGCGGCTACCTGCTCATCAGCACGAACATTACCGACCACGACACCGGACAGCTGTCAGGCGTGTCCATTGTCACGACGAACTGGACTCTCAACACAAACTGGGTCGGCAACTACCCTGTGGGTTTAACAGTTGCAGGAACAGACGGCACCATGGCTTTAGTCGGAACCAGCGAGGGCGGTCACAGCACCGTGTTTGAGCATGTGGAGGTTGACCCGACTGGAACCAGCCTCGTTGACAAGTGGGTCTGGTCCAAAGGCAAAAACGCGGACGGCGGCTATTTGGAGATGTTTTACGGCGACATGACCGACCCTCTTACGGTGGCCACTCAGCAGGTGTATCGGGTGCAGCCGTCTGGCGCATCAGTTCAGCAGGGCCAAAACGCAGTCATGGCATTTCGTGACCGTGGCGCAACGACAGGCACAACCGTTTACGGCTTAGGTTCAGACGATAACAAGATGGTGTTCCGAAAATACGCAAACACCGACGTGGATGCTGGCTCAACCACACTCGGCAACTTTGACACAAACGGCAAGTGGTGGATGCCAAGCCTCAGCGTCAGCAACAACATCACAGCAAACAATACAGAGGCATTCGGTGGCGCATTAATCAGCACCACCAACCGCGCTCTGGCAGCTGCAACTGTGCTGTCACCTGCTCCGTACGGCCTGGTCGTTAACGGCACAGAGGGCAATATGGCACTCGTAGGCGGACCTGAAGGCGGATTTAGTTCTGCATTGGACTTTACCGAGGTTGCGGAGGACGGCTCTGCAATCACTGACAAGTGGACGCTGGCCAAACTCACGAGCACGAATGCGAACGGCTCGGAGCTGCGATTTGTCTATGGTCCAAACGCAGACGTCGGCAGCAACACAAACAAGCTCAGCATCTATCCAGATGGCACCGTCACAATTCCTGGCACACTCGATGGCAACGGCACGGGAACGATTACGAATATGGCGGGGATTAATGTTAATAGCAGCATCACCGGTGATATATTGTCGGTTTATTCCTCGGGCTTCAAAAAGTTCTCTGTGGATGGAAAAGCGGGGTCGGGCCGGGTGCATATCGAAAGCGGAAACACTCCATATGTGAAAGTATACCAGTCTACTGGTGGAAGCTCCGCATACTATGGGCCATTGGGTTTCAGCATTGTAGACAGCCTTAACAACCCAACGGTAATAACCTATGACTCCGCCGGAACCTTAGCTCAACGCAACGGCACAAATGCCCAGACCTCGAGGATTTACGGCACCTACACAGACGCCTCCAATTACTCCAGAATCAGCCTCAGCCACGACGGCTCCGGGACCGGAACCATTGCTCTAGAAACAGCAGGCACAGGTGCGGATGACCAAACTCTGCGCATGCGCACGACTGGATTGGGTGCGTTTGAGGTTTTCGGAGGCACAGTTCCGACTACTGCGCGTGGGCAATATGCAGTAACAGTCAGCACGTACCCAGACGCCAGCCGGACGGCATCCGGCGACCTCTCGGTCGCAATCGGAGGGCAAGCACCCTCGGCATCTGCCTCTAGGGGCGTTGCCATTGGTGGCTCCTACGCTACAGCTAGTGGACAATATTCGGTTGCAATAGGTGGCACAAGTTTAACCTCCGGAGGTACTTTTTCTGTGGCGATTGGAGGTTCGTCTTCCACTGCAACAGGTTATGGCTCCGCTGTTGTCGGCGGGGCATCTTCATCCGCCCCTGGAGCCTACGGTTCGGTATTCGCAGGGCGATACGCCAACGCATACCTCTACGGTCAACACGCATACGCCTCCGGTCGTTTCGCAGCAAACGGCGATGCCCAAGGCTCACGCTTAGTCGCTCGCAACACAACCAGCGGCACGACTCCTGCCGACCTGTTTTTGGGCGGCTCTAGTGCGCGTTTAGTCCTGCCAGCAAACACAAGCTGGGGCTTCACCGTTTCAGTGGTCGGGCGCACGACGGATGCAGGGGCAGGCGTAGAGCAGTCGGGGTATTATAAGTTTGAAGGTCTGATTAAACGCGACGGCGCATCAAACACCACCTTAGTTGGCAGCGTGACTAAGACAGTGCTGGCTGAGGATGATGCAACGTGGGATGTGACGGTATCTGCCGACGACACAAACGAGGCACTGGATATATCCTGCACCGGCGGAACGGGTGATAACACGCGCTGGGTCGCGACCATTACATTGACCGAAGTGGGTGGCTAATATGAAAAAGACTCTTGCAACACTCTTAACTCTGGGCCTGCTCGGTATTGCAGTCGGGCAGGTGCGATACAGCAACAGTGGCGGCGTTGCGTTTGACGATGACGTGACCATGACCACGCTTAACATAGGCCGGGTGCTGACGCCGTTCAACACGCTGAGCCTGGATGGCACCAACCTAGTCGTGAACATGGCGAGCACCAACACCTACGGCATCATCGAGCTGACGGGTGACTGCTACATCATCGCCAGCAATCTTACATCAGGAGCAAGGGCGCAGATTGAGGTGAGAGCTGACGGCACCGCTCGCACGATTACGGCTGTGCCTGAATACAAAGCATCTGGAGCTGAGTCGTTCAGCATCACAGTAACTAACCACGCTGTTATCAGCTTGTTTAACACCGGAACTGCGACCACTAACTGTTTCATTGGTGGCGCTTGGTTTGAATGAAAGACTATATGAAAAAGACACTAGCACTTATCGTGGCTCTCGCAGCCTTCACTGTAACCGCAACTGCTGCTGACGCTACCCTCAGCTACACGCCGGTCCAGCTCAAAGCTGTGCAGCGCGTCGTTACCAGAATGAATGCTGAAGCTGTTGCTAAAGCCGTTGCCGAGAATCCTGATGTGGACGTTGCCACAGTGCCACAGATGACGGCGCTGCAATATGTTCAGGCACTATTCACAGCTAAACTCAACGCCATCGTGGCTCAAGAGAAGCGGCTGATTCAGGCTGAACTCTTGGAGAAATATGAATCTGCGGACGATGCTACGAAAACCGAGGTTGAAGCGCACCTTGAAGTGATTCCATGAAACGACTGCTGCTAGTTCTGTTACTCGGTCTGGTTCAGGTTCAGGCACAAGTTGGAGTGCTGGACCTGGCTGACCCGGTGTTTCTGGGCGGCACTGTGAATGATGAGGTTGGCGGTGGAGGCCTTAGCAAAGCGTCGCTTATTGCGTGGTATGACTTCGCTGATGCAACAGACTCGCACTCGACCCACGACCTCACGGAGGTTAATTCTCCAACATACGACACCTCGCCAAGTCGCGGAATTGCTGCTGCAACTGGAGACAAGCTGTGGACGATAGCTGGAATTATTGGCGCAGGAGTCTGGTTGCCTGACTCATCAACTGACGCAACCATGGTGGTTAGGTTCAGAAGTTACACCGGAGTAGCATCGGGGGACTATGCCTTGTCAAGTAGCACCGGTGGAGTTGCGGTGCGCTACATAACATCAAACGGCATACGTGGCAGGATAGCGGATGCGTCGGAAATACAATCGACAACGATACCCAG